TTCTTTTTTTTTCTTTTTTTTTTCTTTTTGTATAGCACGACGCTATAGGTGCCTATAGCACGACGCTATAGGTGCCTATAGCACGACGCCATTATTCGACCAGCCGCACCCGGGGACCTTCCCTTTCCGGCTGCCTTTGTAGGCCGGTCTGGGATATGAAGTCACGCATCCGTGCCTGCAATCGCCGAACTTTGACCAGTTCTTCTCGGTTATTTAGGCCGGCTGCCCCAACCGCCTCTGCTTCACGCTTCGCCGCTCGAATGCCTCTCTCTATTTTGCGCTGCATCTGCGTTCCCTCGTATAAGGACATCTCCTTTCCCCGGTAGGTAACCGTCTTGCTCTTGAACTCATCCAGCACTTTGGGAGTATAGTATCTCTCGGCCACACCCTCGAAATAAGGATAGAACGAATGCCGGCAGTTCCAGCCGCACAGCCCCGGGCCGGTCCCGTAGCCGGTATACGTATAGAAGTCCTTATACCCACCGGAGCCTGTCAGGGAATATACCTGCCCCTGCCACAGTTCGTGATTCTCCGGTATTCCGCCTTTGTTTCTGGCGCCGATATGGGCACTGACCCCTATCAGGTCGACCCCCAGATTCTTTATGTTATCCATCTGGATTTCGCCAGTTGTCTGCGCCACTCCGGTGAGGACTGTTCGCCGAACAGCCACATCTAATTGGTTTTTGCGACCGCTTGGATATTCGATGACCTGCACGCCCCTCTTGGCCGCAGCGCTGATGGCCATCCGAATGGCTTGGGTATAAGACATAGTCCCGTGCGCCACAAGCGTATAAGCCATATCCGCCGCATCAATGAATGCGCTCTGCGCCGTGTTGGCCGTTGTAAGGGTTATATTGCGTAGTACTCCCTCGGTTCGCCTTACACCGGCCGCCAATATCCTGAGCATCGCATCGCTGAAACTGGCTGTCTCGGCCGGCAGTACTCCAGCCTCGACCAGTATCCGGTTATCGAATGCCACGCTCTTTACGCCCCATTCTTTGAAGGTCTGCCTAAGTGTTCTCTCCGATTGCCCGGTCATCTTCGCCAACTCCCGGATAACGAACGCATAAGTCTTTCCGCTCTCTATAAGCCTCTCCACCTGCCACGCTGCCGATGAATACCCCATCTTGGCCAGACGCCGTGCGATGTCGTTCAGCACCACCTGAGCAAACTGGTCATATAACAGTCCTATCGGTGTCGATATCTCGTCAAAGTCAGCAAGAGAGAACAACGCAACCCCTCTACTTGTTCGGTATTCTACAATACCTCAATCCTCTCGACGAAGCGAACTGACTCATCATCTCATACACCCATTCGACCGCCATTGGAGCCGGAGGTCCCTTTGAGAAATCGGTCATCGCCATAGAGAACGCATTCCCGTATTTATTCCTTATCACCCCCGTGGCAAGTGTTTTTGCCATTTCAAAGGACTTGTTCAGGGGCATATCGAACACCCCATCCCATCCTCGTTCCCCGGGAGCCAAGATGTGCTGGTATAAGGGTGTCACCACCCGAATCTGCCCGAGTTGCAGTTTGCCGGCCGTTAGTATATCACTGGTTGAATGGGCCGCCTCCATCGCACAATGGTTGTGCGTTAGAATGGCCCCTTTGCATCTATCCCTATACAGCCAGAATACCTCAGTCAGGTCGATTGAAGTCTCCAGCCCGGACTTGTCGAAGAACACCTCGCCGGTGTCCGGGTCGATGAACTCGCACCTCTCGTATGCGGCAAGGTTTCGGTATTTGGCAGCGAACTCCGAACAAGCCTGTTCGGCCTTCTCGGAAACGGCCGGGAGACCGGCTGCCGCTCTTGCGGCCTTGCCGGCCTCTACCCACTGACCGCCTTCTGGCACTCCCTTAGGCGCTCGTGGTTGGTCTGGGTCGTAGGTCATTCCTTATCCTTCTCCGGTTTGACTTTATATTCCTCTATCAGGTTCGAATCATCAAGCACCAGTGTATGCTTATCCTTAGACTCCCAGAACTGCTTGTGATACTCCTTCCATTCCTCGTCGGTTATGGTCTCGTCTACGGAACCGAGAAGCCTCATCGAGAACTCGGTCATCCACTCTTTGTAGGCCTCAAAACTGCGGTCTCTGGGCCTTGAAAGAATCACTCGCCTTTTATTCATCTTGTCGCTCCTTCAAATATATGCTCTCACCGGTTGCTATATCATAGATGGCCAACTGATTGTTCTTTCTGGCCAGAGCAAGCGCTTGGTCGAGGTCTTGGACATTGATTGAGATGTCGATATACGCAAATCCATCGTCCACCCACCCACCTAAGTAGATATTGTCCGCTTCCAGTAACCCCGAATGCTTGTTCGTATAGTCAATCAAGTCTCTGGTGGTTAGGTCTTTTAGCGGCACTTTCATTTCGAACTCAGGCGAGATGGCCACCATATATCCGCTCTTTGGTGAGACGCCTTTTAGCGATTCGCTAAACCCACCGTCCGTGTGTAACACTCCTATTAGTCGTTTGGCATCTTCTTCGGATAGGCCGGCCGCACGCCGGGCCGCCCGGGCTACTTTCTCCGCCCCCTCTTCCGAAATGAACCGCTCGCTCTCAGTTCCCCCGGCTACACTCTCCTTCGGGGTAAACCGGCCGCCGGTAGGTGTGCCGGCCGGGTCTCTGGGATGGTCCTCTTCGTTCCAAGTCGTCATATTAGTCACCCTCCTCGCTCCTCAGTTTATAATCGTACACCCAACGAACGCCCTTCTTATCTAGTTTGTCTATTAGGGACGAAAACTTCTTCTTGTTACGCCCCAGATTATCCCCGCCTCTGAGGATTACATAATCAACATCGGCTAAGGTCACACCACCGTGCATTTGTATTTCGTAATAGTTATAAGGGTGGATGTCGGTCGGAGCACGCCCTAAGGCGGCGCTTGCTATATTACTCATAGATAGGTCATCCGAACCAAACACTCCAATATCCACTTTGTCTATAAGAGAGGGGGTTAGCATTTCTCGCCCAAGGCTGTCTCCGAATGTCGTGGTCGTTCGGACCCTGACCTCGTCTTTCAGAACGAAGGTCACCGGGCCATAGTACCCGGCCGTTTGCGCCATATCGTTATCCGCATAGGCAATCTCCTGCAAGTCCCCGACATAGCCATACACCGGCCGTTTGGATGGGGGCAGTGTCTTTGGATAACCGAACAAATCCTTTTCGACTTCCGCCCTATCGCCGGGGCTATAGTAGCCGCCACTTTCTCCGGTCTCAAACTGCGTCTTGAACCGCTCAGATTCTAAAACCGCCTCAGCCCCACCGACTTGGCGATTGATACACAGCGGCTGGTCGGTCACCCCAACCCTAACACAGTTGATGGCCTTCTTTATCGTTTGCTCGGCCTCTTCCCGGGTCATATGCCCGTCTTCCATAAGCCTTTGGACATTCTCCTCGTATACAGTTGCTACGGCCTTTTCGTTCCTCTTATATTCCGCCGGCATCTCCGGCTGCAGTCCGGCCGCACGCCGAGCAGCGCCCGTGGCCTTCTCCACAAACTGGCCACCAGTCGACACACCGGACGGGTCTCTCGGATGGTCGGCCTCATTCCACTCGGACATCAGTTGGCTCCTTCAAACCGTGCTTGCTTGGGGGACCCGACACCTCTTTCCATCCGCCTTCAGAATGAGCAATCCAAGACATAATCGGCTTGGGACCAAACCACCGCTGCCCGTTCCACATCATAGACTTGTTGGGGTCATCGTCCGGTATCGCTATGAACATCCCATCGTTCTCGGCCACCACGACCCATTTCGTTTTTGCCATACCTCGCTCTCCTTTCATAACCGATTTTATCACACCTGCGCAACACCGGCAATCCTTGACCGGCGCAACCTCTCTTCCTTGCGCCGGCGAATACGCTACTATGGCATTACCTCGACCCTTGCAGCCCCGTGCCGGTTGGCGAACTCCACAGCCTCTCGTCTGGCGGTTTTATAGACCCCGGGGATAACCACCTGATTACCGTCGATTGAGAACACCCATAAACCGTATGTCTTATCGCTGGGTGCCTTGCCGTGACTGGCCTGATATCGTTCAGTCGTCACATTTTTAGCGCTCAAATGCCCAAGGCCGGCTGCACTCCGGGCCGCTTTTTCAGCCTCTTGCTGCTTGCGCTCAAACGCCGAAGCATACGGCTCCGTAGAAAGTAGATTTACGCCTTCGCTGCTGTACACATTCCCCGATTTTACCCCTTGAAGGAACTCGCTCATCTCATTAGCATCCATATCCTTGGATTTGCCATTATATTCCACCCTGACAACCTTGCCGGGGACTTTGCTCTCGTAAGTGTCGAAACCATAAGAACGAAGCGTATTTGAGGCCACCTTTATCCATTGGCCACCTTCCGGCACTCCCTTAGGCGCTCGTGGTTGAGACATCCAACTATCGTTTGCTGCCATATCCTCTCTCCTTTATCTTGTACTTAGAACCGGGAACCCTCATCCGCATAGGGGTCTTCCGGCTGTTCCTCGGCAATCATAGCCAGTTTCTTCTTGGCCGTCTCTTCGTCTTCACCGAGATTGCGCATTCTGAACTCCACCTTTCCCATTATAGCGGCCGTGACCATTCGCATATCGCTGGACATCTGAGCCTCTTTGTCAACAACTACCGAATCATCGAATTCGTATTTGGTGTCGTATTTGCCCTTAGGCGCCAACCCCTCGATAGTCACCCAGACATCCATCGCTTCGATAAGGTCTTCAAGCGCCTTTTGCAAGGCCTTCTGCGTATCGACTATGGTTGCGTATGACCTCTGTTTGCTCGACACTATTTCGGTTGCTGTTTTCTCTATGCTGTTTGGGTCGGATATCGTGCCGTAAGCGAGACCACAAGCGAACTCCACTTTCCGCAGGGTTGCCTCGAGACCGCTCAAAATGCTGGCTTCCCGGAAATCCGGAGACCAAGCCTCGAAGAATTCGCCTTCTGGAGACCCGGATTCGATGGTTCTGTATAGCCGCTTATCTGGCAATATCGGCTTGCCGTCTTTGGTCTTGCCGAAGGCCAGTACATCCACATATAAGGCCCTCTGGCCGGATTCAAACTCCCATAACAGGTTGGACCATATGATATCGGCCTGCTTTATCAGTTCGACGGCCCGGGAGAAGCAGGATACTCCCAGAGGAGACGACGAGTCTATCGTGTTCGCAGCCGGGTACCTAAAATAGGAATACAGAGGTTTGGTCACGCCTTGAATAGTAGCCTCAGGCTCCAAATCCGACCAGACATCGACCTCAGTCAAAGGAGCCGGCCGGCCTATCGAGTTGCGGTTGTCGGAGACAAAGACTCTATTTGTAACTATGCACCTATCCTTCTGCAAGTCGTGCATCTCGAGCCTTGTATAGAACCGCTTACCCACAATACGCTGGTCGGAGAACACACAACTGGTGATATTGCCGCTTGTGTCGAACACAACAGGGAAGAACTGGTCGGCCTGCACAAAATCGACCAGTATCTCTTTACCCACTACATACGGCTTCATAATCAGCCCGCCTTTGGCCACCCCGTATTCTACCATCTGTCGCATCTTTGGCAACTGCTTTTTCAGTTGCTCCATCAGAAACTGGCCCCGAGAACCGCCGGTAACCTCGACCTTCATCTCTATGGTAACGGCCCGGGCTATTTCGCTGGCTATTGTAGCGGCCAAGTTTAGAGACCTCGTGCTGCCCCCAAGCCATTCGGCCTCGTTCTTATACATCCGGCACCAAGTCCGCAGGGCCGCAATCATCTCATCGCTGACTGATACATCTACGCCGAGCGCCTCTTTGATAGTCGATTGGTTTATCATCTTGTTTACCACTCCTATAATCCAAGTCCTCAGCCGGTCCAATATCACTGGCCCCTCCTTCTCCATATGAGGTTGGTTGCATACCGGATGGCGTCAATACCGTGGTTGTTCCTGTCCGGGTAGTCGTTTATGATTTCGCCATCCTTTGTGACCTCGTACTCATACGACAACAACTCGTCGGTCACATACGGCGCCCGTTCGTTGTCGCACACGATAGCAGCGAGGCTTTGCAGCCACTTTATGGAGTAAGTAACCGATTCCGGCCCCTTCTCCGCTCCCCGGGCAGCCAATCCGTAGTCTCTCAGGTCGGCTATGCTCTTTGGTTCCGCTGAATCGCATATCAGGGTCTGGTCCGGTGTCAGGCCGAAATCCACCAAGTCCTCGTACAACCGTTTATTTTTCGTCTTATACCAGCGACGTTCCCCGAACACATACAGGGTCAATCGAGCTGCGTCGTAGTATACTCGGACATAGTGAGCAGGGTCCGGGTAGTAGCCGAAGTCTAAACCGTGCAACACCCGGTCAAATCCGCCGGTAACCTCGTGGGTCAGAGGGTCTTCCGTTCCGTATATTTCCTCGTCGGTTATCTTGCGCACTTGTATATTCTCGAATACCATACCACCAGCCGAGTTGGGAATCCCGAGGTATTCGTGTTCGTATGCGGCCGGGTTCACCTTTGATAGATGCTCGGCCTCGTCGAGGAATGCCCGACCCAACCATTCTGGGGGGACGGTCGTGTAGCAACTCTCGTGCTGGAATTGGGATGCCTTTGGAATCTTGGTGTACTTGTTCGCCCAGTTGTTTACAGACCGTGGAGGGTTGAACGACTTGAAGATATAAGCGATATCGCCGCCTCGTATGGCCGATTGTTCGATTTTACGGATGGCCTCTTCTCCTCTGAACTGGTCAAGCTCCTCAAACCATAGCACGCCGATATAACCAAACGCCGGCTTTATCGACTTGACCTTGCTTGGGTCATCGGCCCCTCTGAAGTATATCTTCTGGCCGGTCGGTGTGTATTCGATTTCCATAGGGCTGACGGTGCTTTTGAAGTAGTCCTGCAGCCCCAGTTCGTCTATGGCCCACTTTATCTGGCTGTATACCGAATCCCGGAGCGTTCCAGCAACCTGCCTCATCGCCAAAACGTGAATCAGTGGGTTGTTTATAAGCAGCCACAACAAGGCCAGACTGATGAACGAGGACTTCGTCGACCCTCTACCGCCATAAACTACATACTCCATATGCCTACCGGCAACAATATCTCGATATAGGTCCAGGAAACTGGGAGCGATAACATCGGCTGGCAACGACGGGAGAGGATTCACCGGTTGCTTGTCCTCTTCGTTTACGTCTTCTTTGGGTGCGTCGCTTATCCGTTCGTAGTACCCCCTCTGGCGCCCTTGGGTTCTCAACTGGAATAGTATAGCCCAAGGTTCGCCCCTCTCCAGCGCATCGCCGAGTTTGTCTTCGGCGACATCCGTTCGAATGAAGCGGTACTTGTCTATTGCGTCTCTGATTGTTTGCTGCTTTTCGGCCCGGCGAAGTATTGTCCTATACGAACACCCCAGTTCAGTAGCGGTCTTGTAGACGGCGCCCTTGTTCTTCTCCAGCGCTTTTATAATCGCCTTCGTAGAGTATACGAATCCACCGCCGTGGCCCTTTTCGTTTTTAGCCATAGGTCCGCCAGTGGAAAACCGATTCCTGATGCCCCAAGTATACCACAAGCCGTCTTCGGTGTCAATCCGCCCGTTGGACCCGGGAAAAAGCCTACAGGCGCTTTCCCTTTTTCTTTTTTTTCTTTTTTTCTTTTTATATAGCACGAAGCTATAGGTGCCTATAGCACGGCGCTATTACTCCTATAGCACAACGCTATTACCCCCATAGCACGGCGCTATTACCTACCGGGCCATTCTACTCTCCGGAGAACATACCGGAAGCCCTTGACAAGCCGCCTGAGCCGTATTATAATTGTCCCGTCGGAGAAAGGAGGCTCCGGCAGACAAGGAAAAAAAAAATAAAGCAAGACACCAAACCAACCAAAAGGAG